ACATTAAAAAACAAAGGAGAATGATTTTACATTTATTAATACAGGGCTAATTAATTTTATGCATATTGTACACGGCGTAAGTAAACGACGAGGTAATGAGGAAGGCAATGCTTTTATTAGCCTTGTAATAACTGATGACTTAAATTGGATATCACCTTTATTTGGTAATTACTTATACAGAGAAATCAATTCAAAATATTTTATTATTTATAAATGGAGACGAATACAATGTAACAGATTAGCTTTTATAGCAGATTCGTACTACTCATGTATAAGTACAGGGTTTGATTCCTTTGCTAGGGGAAGATTTGTAAATGTAAACAAGGAAATAATTAAAAAAGTATATGGATTCAGAACATTAGTGTCAATGTGTACTACGCAAAAACTAGCCGAGATTCTAATGGATGTGAGATATTTGGCTATGTCTTTTATAAGTGAATTCAGTGATGTTAAAACACTGATAATAGAAAAGTTTGGACCACGTTACCCTAATGCATTCTGTTATTGGGTAGTTGTCCATTTATACAAAAATTGTAAATCATTAATAAAGGATTATAATCAACCAGGGAATATCAAACCAAATATTGCACAGTATTTTGCTGACAAAAGGGATCAAACAACTTTAGGTGGAAGATTGAATATCAAATCTTTGTGGTCTGATACAAGATGTTACAACTTACAAGATTGGTTAGATGAACTATTTGTTTATGTACATACAATGAAAGAAGCATCAAGCCAGTTTCATGAATTTAGAAAATGTATAAGTACAATAATCAAATTTCAGACAAAATTTGATCTAATGTCAGATAAGCAAAGATACGGTTGTTACAAGTCCAGTGATGAAATCAAATCATGGATCTGTGACCCTTTAATTTCTGATATTGGATGCTGGAGTGATGCTTGTTTTCATATAGGTTATTCAGCTAAAAACGAAATGGTGAACTTAGAAGGAGATATAAGACATTCCATGCAAGATGAGCCAATTTCAGAGATCATAAGTACTAAAGCTTGCATACCTGAATATGATTTAAAAGATGAACAATTTGACGTTCCTAAACGGAAAGAAAATAACACTGAGGAGATTAAAAAACATTTGATCCAAATGGGTTTAAATCCTGAACCATATACAAAGATAATACAGCGCTTGAGTGATGTCCCAAAAGACAGCATTATTAATACACAAAAACTTAATCATAGAATGAAAGTATTTGACTGTATATATGATTTCAAAGTAAGATATCCTGAAGCTAGAAATGTGTTAGATATAGCTCATTGGAATATAGTGCAAAATAATAATAGGGCTACAGCAGATATTTGTATAAAGGCTCAGTATGGGGCCAAACGTGAATTTTATGTTATCAATTTAGGAGCTAAAGCCTGTCTTCGTATGGTAGAAAATTGTTTTAAAATAATAGCTAAAAATTTAAAAGAAGAAATGATATCAGTTCCAGGTGATTCCAAATTAAAATACATGTCAGAAATAGCTGATTACTCACTGAGATGGAGCCCAGATTCTTCAACTAAACAATTCTTTGTAAATGGAGATTGTACTAAATGGTCAGCAAGCGAAACAATGTCATCATTTATGTCCCTTACTGACGGGCTGATTCAAAATAAGGAAATTAATATGTTCTTAAAGACTGTTTTCTCTAGCTGGTCAGAAAAGACTATAAATATACCATTAGAAATACTGCAAGGGACATCCTTTATCACAGAAGCTACATCTTATCTGCGGAAAGGTTCATCACTATATAGCACACAAAACTTCTTGCAAGGTATGTTGAATTATACTTCCTCGGTAAAAGCTGTATTGGCGACTAGGACTGCAATACGATTGTG